AACCCCTTATGTGCACCGGTGGATCAGGGGCCGGCGGCGGTGCTGGCGCATCCGGCGTAGGAGGTGATGGAGGATGGGGTTCTGGAGGAGGTGGCGCCAATGGCGGAGGTGCGCGCGGCGGTCGAGGTGGCGACGGCTATGTGATCATAATGACTTACGCATAAATAGAACGCAACAAGGAATCCATAAATGGCCGTCAACTCAAGAGAAGACCTCAAGCAATACTGTCTGCGCCATCTAGGCCAGCCTGTCATCGAGATTAACGCCGATGATTGGCAGCTAGAGGATCGCATTGACGAGGCGTTGTCCTGGTTCAAGGAATATCACTTCGACGGTGTGCTGCCGACCTATCTCAAGTATCAGATCACCTCCACGGACGTCACAAATCGCTATGTTCCGATGACGAATGATCTCGTCCTGGGCATTAACAAGATCATGACCCTGCCGTCGTCCAATCCCCTATCCATGTGGAATGTGAAGTATCAGATATTCCTCAACGAAATCTACAACTATAACGCAACATCCTATACCGGCTATGTGCTGACTCAGCAGCATCTTCGCAACATCGAAATGCTGTTTTCTGGGGAAGTACCGATTCGTTTCAATCGTCTCACGAATCAGCTACATCTCGATCTGAACTGGGGAAATGATCTGAAGGCCGGCGACTATATCGTCATTGACTGCTATGTCGCGATTGATTCCGACACGAACACGAAAATCTGGAACGACCGCTGGCTCAAGAAGTACACGACGGCACTCTTCAAGCGCCAGTGGGGTGAAAACCTGAAGAAGTTCGGCGGCATCCAGTTGATCGGTGGAACGACCCTCAACGGTCAGGTCCTGTACGACGAAGCAGTGGCAGAAATCGACAAGATCGAAGGCACGGTTCAGTCCGAAATGGAACTGCCACCCATGTTCCAGATCGGATAGTCTATGGCCGGCACGAACAAGTACTTCAACTTTCATTCCCAGCGTTCGCGCACGGGCGAGCAGCAACTCGTTGACGACCTGTTAAACGAGGCCATTGAAATCTATGGCGCGGACTGCTACTACATCGTGCGCGAATCGGAAGATGTCTTCGATCCTCTCTTCGGTGAGGACCCGCTCGCGTATTTCCAGCGCGCGTATGCGATTCCTATGTACATCGAAGATGTCGAGAACTATCGCGGTGAAGGTGAGTTCCTGTCCAAGTTCGGCCTGGAAGCCCGTCAGGGTGCGAATCTGATCATTACCAACAAGCACTTCAACAGATATGTGCCACAGAATCTCATCCAGCGTCCTCGCGAAGGCGATCTGATCTGGGTTCCTGTCTTCGGCAAGCTGTTCGAAATCAAGTTCGTGGACAAGGACAAAAACTTCTATCAACTTGGCCGACGCGATCCGTACTTCTGGGAGGTGTATACCGAAATGTTCAAGTTCTCACAGAACAAGCTGTCCACCGGCATTGAGGAAATCGATGAAGTCAAATATACGGACTCGTACATGGTGCGTCTGCCTCTTGCAGTCGGCGGCGGAACGACGGACTATGCCTTCTCGGAAGTCGTATATCAGGGCGCGTCTCTCGGTGCAGCCTCCGCGTCGGGTACCGTATCGTCCTGGACACGCTCGTCTGCCAATCTGGACATCATTCATGTGAAGGGCGTCTTCCAGCCTGGTCAGAATGTGATCGGGGCGACAACCGGAACGACATACACACTCACGAATGTCGATCCGCGCAACGCCATCATCACGTATGACACATCCGACAATGCCCAGATTCAGCAGGAAGGCAATGTCATCAATAACTTCGATGAAACCAATCCGTGGGGTACTCCATAATGTTCGGAACGCCCTTCTATAATGCGCTGATTCGCAAGTATGTGGTTGCCTTCGGTAATCTATTCAACAATATCACGATGATTCGCTACAAGCAGGATCGAACGACGGAAGTCGACCGCATGATCGTGCCTCTGTCATATGGACCGAAGGAAAAGTTCATTTCCAAGATCACACAGGACCCGGACCTGAATCGCAACACCCAGACGATTCTTCCGCGTATGTCATTCGAAATCGTGGGTCTTGCATATGATCCGATGCGTAAGCAGGAAACCAATCTGAGATATCGCTCGACCATTCCAGGCATACCCAATCGTGCCCGTTCGCGCTATATCGGCACGCCTTATGACATCAACTTTGAGTTGTCGATCCTGGTACGCAATATCGAGGACGGCAATCAGATCGTGGAACAGATTCTACCGTACTTCTCGCCTGAGTATTCCATGTCGCTCAATCTTCTGTCCGACTTTCCGGATGATGTCCGTACCGTTCCGATTACGCTGAATGCCGTCAATCAGTCAATCGACTATGAAGGCGACTACGAATCCACGCGCATGATCGTATGGACACTTTCGTTCACGATGAAGGCCTGGGTCTTCGGACCTACGTCTACCCAGAATGTCATCACGACGGCCATTGCGAACATCTATGACGCATCGTCCAAGTTCAAGCTTCCGGTGGATCAGGTCGCACTCAATATGGTCGATCTCGCCGCAAACTCGACGTACAAGTTCGATGATCTCGTATATCAAGGAACGAATCAGGTGGACGCGACGGCGGTGGGCCAGGTGCTGGAATGGATCGGATCGCCGATCAATCGTCTCACCATCAAGGTCCTCGGCGGTTCGTTCAAGCTAAATACGGAGACCTGGTCGGTATCGACCAATGCCGCCGGAAACATCGGATCGTTCTACATTCCGGACAAAAAAGTCATAACTATAACAGTGACGCCTGATCCTCCTACTGCAAATGCAACGGACGATTATGGCTACACGACTGTCATCAGAGAGTGGCCGTCAACTGCTAACCTATAGGATGCATTATGTCAAAAAATATTCTGGATGAACTTCTTGAAATCAACGTACCGGCGACAGGCAACACGATACAGCAGACGGCCAATGGAAAGCCTGTCGCGATTGCGATCCGCAAAGAACCTGATCCTATTGTCGTGCGCGATAACTTTCCGATCTCTCCTCAGGACGACGACATGTCCTTTGCGCGCCGGAAGATGCGTAATGTAATCAAGGTGGCGGAAGACGCAATGTCCGAACTTGCAATCATTGCAGCCGACACGGGGCAGCCTCGCGCATATGAGGTGCTTGCGAATCTTCTCAAGACGACCTCTGAGGCGACGAAGGAACTTATTGGAACACATAAGACACGCGCCGAGATAAATAGACTGAACAATGCCGGTGGCGGTCTGTCCAACTATGACAAAGAGAATATGGATTCCAATGTCAATACAGGCAATCAGGTAAACATTGAGAAGGCCGTGTTCGTCGGAACGGCTTCCGATTTACTGGATCATCTCGACGCAAAGAAGAAGGCGATAGAGGCAAATAATGGCTAGTGTAGCATCACTATCGGGCGGAGGCTACAAAGGCAACCAGAACCTGGTTCGTGCCGGCTACAAGCATGTCTATACCCAATGGGAAATGGACGAGTACGAACGATGCCGAGACGATGTGGTCTACTTCGCAAAGAACTATATCAAAATCGTCAACGTTGACAAGGGCTTGATGAACTTTGAGTTGTGGCCGTATCAGGAAAACCTGCTACGACACTTCTCGGATAACCGTTTCGTCATCTGTAAGTTTCCCCGTCAGACGGGTAAGACGTCATGCGTCGTCGCATGGATTCTGCATTACATCATCTTTACCAAGAACGTGAATGTTGCGATCCTCGCAAACAAAGGCGCGACCGCCCGTGAAATCCTGTCCCGTCTTCAGTTGGCCTACGAATGGCTGCCCAAGTTTCTGCAGCCAGGCGCGGATGTCTGGAACAAAGGTGACATTCGACTGGGCAACGGATCGAAGGTCCTGTCGGCTGCCACATCATCCGACGCCGTTCGTGGTTACTCATTCAATCTGATTTTCTTTGACGAATTCGCATTCATTCCATCCAATGTGGCAGAAGAGTTCTTCAACTCAGTATATCCGACGATTTCTTCTGGTGCGAAGACGCGCGTGTTTATCGTGTCTACACCCAACGGTATGAACAAGTTCTATCGAATGTGGATGGACGCCAAAAACAACGAGTCGGACTACTTCCCGGTAGAGGTTAACTGGTGGGATGTTCCCGGACGAGATGATCGCTGGAAGGCCCAGACAATCCGAAACACATCATTACGGCAGTGGAAACAGGAGTTCGAATGCTCATTCCTAGGATCGTCCAATACCTTGATCGACGGGGATGTGCTTGCTCGATTAGCCTGGATCAAACCTATCGAAGAGTCTCCAGATCAATGCATGGCCATCTGGGAACGACCAAAGACTGGGCACACATATGCGCTGGTCGTTGATGTCGCCCACGGACAGGGACTCGACTATTCCACATTCCATGTGATCGATGTGACGACCGTGCCTTATGTGCAGGTCGCGCGCTATAGGTCCAATCTGATTTCTCCGCTCGTATTCCCGACTCTCATTGCGAGAGTCGGCAACGAATATAACGACGCATTTGTCATGGTCGAGATCAATGACATCGGTGCGCAGGTCGCGGACATTCTACATCACGAACTGGCATACGAGAATCTGATGAAAATGGCGGCCAAGAACAAGGGCCAGCAACAGATATCCGGAGGCTACGGAGCGACCCAGAAGCGCATTCAGTACGGTATCAAGACATCCACATCGACCAAGCGTCTGGGTTGTGCGAATCTCAAGACGCTCATTGAGCAGAACAAGCTGATTCTGAATGATGCGGAAACAATCAGGGAACTCACAACCTTTGTGTCCACGCTTCAGTCGTTCGCGTCCGAACCCGGAATGCATGACGATCTTTCAATGGCGCTGGTTCAGTTTGGATGGCTCGCCGCCCAGCGTTATTTCCGCGAAGCAGCCCAGCCGAACTCTGCCATGGACATTCGACGCATCCTGGAACGCGAGCATCTGGAAGGTGACGATTCCGAGCAGCTATTCTTCGGACTGTGGGACGACGGTCAGGAGTCCAACGAAGGCTCTGGATTCTTCATGGAAGATGACGAAGACGAACTTGATGACTACGGCGGCAAGACGCTCAAGAAAATCCCGGAAAAGGGTCAAGGTGTGCCGGAACGAAAAGTAAAGGTGTACAATGACTCGAAAATTCCAGACTCAATGGACACATCCGATGTACTGAAACACAAGTTCCCCGACTGGTATGGAGAGAATCCGACGCTGCCTGGAAAGTTATGGCCTAAAAGATAGTAGGATTCTGGAATCTCTAAATAGTTGACGAGATTCTACGCTTATCAAGGAGAATAATCCATGCCAATTCCAAGTCTATCGCCAGCAGTAACGGTGAACGAGTTCGATTTCACGCTCACCGCTCGCGCAATTCCGCAAACATCTGGCGCAATCGCTGGTAACTTTCAGTGGGGCCCAGTCGAAAAGAGAGTCCTGATCGACTCGGAAGCGACGCTCCAGAAAGTGTTTTTCTATCCGAACGACGCGACCGCAAGATCGTGGTTCACGGCATCCTCATTCCTGGCATATGCATCAGGTCTGTGGGTAACCCGCGCAAATGCTTCCGGCTCGCTCAACGCGACCGCCGGTGGTACTGGTCTGCCTATCCGCAACGAAAACTTCTATGAATCCCAGTACATTGCTTCAGGCTCAGCCGGCTCCGGTCTCTGGGCCGCTCGCTACATGGGTGATCTGGGTAACTCTCTGCGCGTATCGCTCTGCCCGGTAGGTAATGCATTCGAGTCGCGTCTGTATGCGACCGCAAACATCTCCGTCGGCAACAACATGATCATCTTCTCGGCTAACGTCAAGCAGGATGTTGGTGGTGCGCTCGCCGTAGGTGACGAAATCAACATTACCGGAAACGCCAACTCTGGCTGGACTGCGGTCCTTGCCATTGACGATGTAACTGGTTCACGAAACGTATACGTGTCACAGCCTTTCGCGACCGCAACCTTCACTGTCGCCAACAACAATTCGATTGGTTCGCGTCGTTGGGGCTACTCACGCTTCGTTCCTGGCCCAGCCGGAACATCCGTATACGCTGCACAGCAGGGTGGTTCGAATGACGAAATCCACATCGTCGTGGTCGACCGTGACGGTAAGTTCTCAGGTATCGCGAACACGGTACTTGAATCTTTCCCATACGCATCCGTCGCATCCGATGCCGTCAACGCGGACGGTTCGACCAACTACTACAAGCAGCTTCTATTCCAGAAGTCGGCATATGTGTACTGGATGGGCAATCCTGCCGGTGCGACAAACTGGCATTCAACGGCTAACGGTACTGCGTTCGGTATTCCTACCGCACCAACATATAACAACCTCGCCGGCGGTGGAACGGGTACTCCTTCCGATGGCAATCTGATTACTGCTCTTACTCAGTTCCAGACTCCAGAAGAAGTAGACGTGTCGTTCATCATGATGGCCGATGCATCCAACGCAGTGTCACAGTTCGCAATCCAGTCGATTGCCGAAATCCGCTATGACTGCATCGTGACGTTCTCGCCAACACTTGCTCATGTTGTCGAAACGCCAGGAAACGAACTGAACAATATCATCAACTATGTCGGTCCTATGTATCGCTCAGCCTTCGGTGTCATGGACTCCGGCTGGAAGTACATGTACGACCGCTACAACAATGTGTATCGCTGGATTCCTCTCAACGGTGACATCGCCGGTCTGATGGCGCGTACCCAGAATCCTTGGGATTCGCCGGCTGGACCTAACAAGGGCCTGATCAAGAATGCGATCAAGCTGGCATGGAATCCGACAAAGGCGCAGCGCGACGAACTGTATCGTCGTGGTGTCAATCCTGTGTCGACCTTCCCAGGCGAAGGCATCCAGTTGTTCGGCGACAAGACCTTCCTGACCAAGAACTCGGCATTTGATCGTATCAATGTCCGTCGTCTGTTCTCGTATCTGGAAAAGGTAATCGCAAAGGCAGCGCGCAACTCACTATTCGAGTTGAACGACGAATTCACCCGTGCCCGTTTTGTGGGCATCGTTGAACCCTTCCTTCGCGACGTTCTTGGAAAGCGCGGAATCTATGATTTCCGTGTTGTCTGTGACGAAACGAACAACACGCCGCAGATCATTGATCAGAATCAGTTCGTTGGTGACATCTACATCAAGCCTGCTCGTTCGATCAACGACATCCAGTTGAACTTCATCGCAACGCCTACCGGTGTTGTCTTTGATGAAATCATTGGACGATTCGGCGGCTAATCTCGGAATGATCAGATAAATAGAACGTAAAAGGAGAATATAAATGCCTAGCTTCGACATCAATCAATTCCGAACAGCCCTTCCGCTGGATGGCGCGCGTCCTAACCTCTTCCAGGTGACGATGCAGTTTCCAGCCGGACTGATTCAGGACGGCCTGACAGCTTCTCGTCAGCTATCGTTCCACTGTCACACCGCACAGCTACCTGGCTCTACTCTGGGCCAGGTACCCATCCAGTATTTCGGACGCGAAGTCAAGATCGCAGGAAATCGTACATTTCCGGATTGGACACTGACCGTATATGCCGACGAAGACTTTACGACGCGTCGCGCCTTCGAACAATGGATGGCATCCATCAATACCCATACGACAAACCTGCGTCAGGGTAATGCTCGAAACTCTCTGTC